TCAGATGAAGCTGGTGCTTCACCAATATTAGTAAAACCACTAATTAGGTTATCATTAACCATACTATGTTCTACTGAATCTGCTGCGATTGTTAATGCACCACCGGCTGCTATTGTTGCGTCTCCGCTAACTAGCGCAAATGCTCCATTTGCTACCATTGTCGTTGTGGCTCTCTTTTCTGTTCCGTTGTCCGATATTAAAAATTCATCGTTTGTTGCATGTGGTACTCCACTAAATGCATCAAGCGCGTCTATATCTCTTGTTGCTGCTGTTGCTGTGTCAATGTATGCCTTAATAGACTGTTGAGTTGCTAACTTAGTTGCATCATTTGACGCCATATCATCTTCATCAAGAATAGGGGCACCTACCCATACAATACCACCAGTTTGGTCAGCATTATAGGCTGAAGCGGTGTTAGTACCAGCAGTAAGATTTGTAGCACTTTCTGCTGTTACACCTAAAAATAGATTACCTCTACCTGCGGCCGTTGCTGGTGTATTCGATGTATTGACGGCGAGTTCTGCAACTTTTAGACCTGCTCCGTGTGCAGGGGCTCCTGCACCGTCGGTCTTACTTTTAATTAAAATTGTGTTTGCCATTTTAAATCACCTTATGCTGAGGTATAAGTACCTCCACTTACTTTCAATCCTTCCGCTTCCACTTCATCTGTACTAGAATCTCCACTAGTGTTTTTTGGTTCCAAAGAGCCTATCTCTGTACCATCATCATTAACGAATTCTATTTTACCTTCAACGCCAGAACCTCCTCCGGTTACTACAACTCTTGGGTTAGGCATCTGGCTCAACCTCCAGTTTTGCGTCTTTCCTTCCGCCAATTACATTCCAATCAAAGCTCCATTCTTTATCTGAGTTTGTTTCAACCCAGAAACCGTTTTCATCTCTATCTTTTATCCACACGTTATAATCTCCATATGTTGTTAAATTTACAGTATAGTCAGGGAAAACCATCTTAGACCAATATAAAGGTAAGTCTACTGCTACTTTTCGCCTTTCATCTACCACATCAAAAGAGCCACGAGCATACATTCCATGCTCAGGACCTTCTAAAGAACCATAAACTAAACGCTTATTTTCTATTAGAGGATGGGGTATATTAAAAGATTTCGTCGTTGCCTCAAGATGCCCCGTAATCGAGACTGCTGCATTTGACGAAGCTGATGTTCCTCCTGTAACTACTAAAGCGGTAGTTCCACTATTTCCACCAACACCAGTTATAGTTACATTTTCGCTGTTATCAGATTCGTTTACTGAAATAGTTCCTCCACCATCTTTTTTAAGCATAACATCATTTACTGTTATTGCTTGTGTACTTAAACTTAATAAACCTAAACCTTGGTTATCAATCGTAACAGCATTATGTGTGGTTGCTGCTGTAGCTATATCATTATAACTACTACCATCATTGGTAATTTGCCATTTGTCTGTACTTTCGTTCCATCGTAGTGCAACAGTGGTTGAACCACCACGTCTAACTTCGATACCTGCATTTTCAGAAGGTGAACCTGACGTAACATCATTATTAAGTGTTATTATATTGTCGCCAGTAGTTACATTAGTAGTTGCTATAGATGTTGCTGTACCATTAACTGTAAGGTTTCCTGTAATTGTAGTGTTACCACCAACTGTCAGATTGCCTGAAACGTCAGCAGCACCATTCATATCAATAGTAGTTGCGTTTATTTCTATCTCTGTATCAGCCACTAAATCTAACACTCCATCGGCTGATTGATGGATATAAGTTCCAGAATCACCGAATTGTAATTGTCTAGAACTGTTTAAAAGTAAACCAGTGTCGTGTACGTGTGTTAAATTAACATCACTATTAACACCAAAATTAATAATAGAAGCATCAGAAATAAGTGATAAGTCATCACCTATAGACGCGTCGCCAGAAGAAATAAAATCAACAGCTTTTACGTTTCCATCTACAACAAGTTTTTCATCTATAGCACTATAAGCTAAGGTTGAACCTATACCTACATTACCACTATCAAATGTTCTTGTTTTAGAATCTGATGCACTTGAACTTTCCTGAGTCCAAGCTGAAGTAGATACTTCTAAAGCATTGAATTTATTATTAAGCGCATTTTTTGATGGTGCTATGTCTGTAACATCAGCCCATGAACCACCAAATGCATCATTGCTGACTTTTGAATCAGCTTTATTAGAAATGTATTGTTTGGAGATTAGCCTGTCG